CCATCCACACGAGCCACAGTACCAGCCATAAAGGGCAGGTTGTTGGAACGACGGATGGAGATACCAGCGATCTCATAGAGACCTTCACCGCTGTTCAGGTTACCTTGGCTGGAGCCAAAGTCACGGTTCAGGATGTTGGTATCAACTTGGCTGATCAGAGCGTAGTACTGACGAGGGGACAGCACAGCATGGCGACCTTGCTTAGGCAGGTTCTTCTCATCGAGAATAGCTGCAGCTTCAAAGAAGGCATCCACAATGGATTGTGCGTTGTACTCGTTACCAGCACCCAGCTTGATGATCGAACCACCGGGCTCAGGGCCAGGGGCAGCAGTGATGGGGTGAGCTTCACGGGCAGCCTTAGCGATGGTGCGGAAGATCTTCTTGTCGTATGCCTCAGCGAGGGCATAACCAATCTTCTTAGCAATCTCACCACGCAGGTCATAGTGGGCAAGGGTCTCATCCAGGTCATAGACGAAGGCGCTGGAGATCAGCAGGTCATCCATGATGATGGTCTTCTCAGCCACCGGGGGATCACCACTACCCAGGATCGGAGTACCGGGCACGTGGTAGTTTGCCGTCATACGGCCAGTGAAGATAAACTGAGCCGACTTAGCATTACGCAGGCTACGGCTTTGCACCGTGCCCTTAGCAATACAGGCAGCTTCATAAGCTTTGAACAGTTCGCCGCTGAAGACTTTCAGATAGGTGGCGTACTTGTTATTATAGTCATTACCGCCTTGGGTAAGGCCGAGACCAGGAGTCCCGTTGATGTTACCTACAGCAGTATATTTAGCGTTCGGCGGAGTTTGGGCCGAACCAAGAGCGAGAGCCATTGTTAGAAAAGAGAGAAGTTAAATGTACTACTCTCAACGTTGAGAAAATTTTTCGCGATATAAACCAAAGGTGTCTGTCTCTCCAGACTGTCAATGGCTAAGGGTATCGTCCGTAGACGGCCTTAACCAATAGGAACAAGGTCCGACATTGAGGTGCCTTGCTCCCGTTAATTAGGCTGCGACCTTCTCTACACCCTTAGGGCTCAGTGCCTTGCAGCTGGCAAGATCACCAGTCTTAGTGTGAGGGTTAGGGTATGCAGGAATAAAGAACCGATCACCAGTAGTCTTGACGACATACTCAGGGACAACGGTAGAAGTCTTAGGATCGTAAGAAGCTTTAGCCATAGATGTTAGGAGCTGTAAGAGCAACAGGAGTTTGAGTAGCCGAAGCAAGATCAAGCGGGAAGTTGTGAGCGTTGCGCTCGTGCATCACTTCCATACCCAGGCCAGCACGGTTCAGTACATCAGCCCAGGTGTTGATCACATGACCCTGACTATCTTGGATTGATTGGTTGAAGTTAAACCCATTCAGGTTGAACGCCATGGTGCTCACACCCAATGCAGCAAACCAAATACCAACCACAGGCCAAGCAGCGAGGAAGAAGTGAAGGCTACGGCTGTTATTAAAGGAAGCGTACTGGAAGATAAGCCGACCAAAGTAGCCGTGAGCAGCGACAATGTTATAAGTCTCTTCTTCTTGCCCAAATTTGTAGCCATAGTTCTGGCTTTCCGTTTCAGTAGTTTCACGCACAAGCGAGGACGTAACGAGCGAACCATGCATTGCACTGAATAGCGATCCACCAAACACCCCAGCGACACCCAACATATGGAACGGGTGCATGAGAATGTTATGCTCGGCTTGGAAGACGAACATATAGTTGAAGGTGCCCGATATACCGAGAGGCATAGCATCGGAGAAACTACCTTGACCAAACGGGTAGACAAGGAAAACAGCCGTGGCGGCTGCGACAGGAGCGGAGTATGCGACAAAGATCCAGGGCCTCATCCCTAATCGATAGCTAAGTTCCCACTCTCGTCCCATGTAAGCATAGATGCCAATGAGGAAGTGGAAGACGGTGAGCTGGAAAGGACCGCCGTTGTAGAGCCATTCATCAAGTGAATTAGCTTCCCAAATTGGGTAGAAGTGTAGTCCGATGGCATTGCTGCTCGGAATGACGGCTCCCGATATGATGTTGTTTCCATACATGAGGCTCCCAGCGACAGGTTCACGGATTCCATCAATATCAACAGGGGGTGCTGCGATGAAAGCAATAATGAAGCAAGTGGTAGCGGCCAACAAACAGGGGATCATCAGAACCCCGAAGTGACCTACATAAAGACGGTTCTGGGTAGAAGTTACCCAATTTAAATAAGAGTCCCAGGGATTAGACTGGGACCGAGGAGCTGCAAGTGTAGCAACCATTGTAATGTAGTTAGTTGAGTCGTGTTACTTTGACTCGTCCAACACCAGAGGCAGTGAGACCGATTGCATCAGCCGCACCTTTACTGAGATCTAGTTCCCTACCATGAATGTAAGGGCCGCGATCTGTTACCCGAACAACGGCACAACTCTTGAAACAAACACGAAGTTTAGTTCCAAAGGGTAGTGTCTTGTGCGCTGCAGTAAGGGCTTGTTGATTAAATCGTGATCCGCTAGCGGTAAGGCGACCATGAAAGCCGGGGCCATACCAAGAGGTGATCACTGACAGAGTTGTTAGAAGAGGTAGCATAATAAGATAGCGAAGAACTTTCTTATTTCCATCTACTCATTGAGGCCCAGCACTACTCGCTAGGGGCTGGACCTATTTGTTTAGAAAACGCCAGGAATGATCTGACCAGTTACCGCGTAAGAGATAACAGCAGCCACGAAGCCAAGCATAGCCAGGCGACCATTGAGTCGCTCAGCACGCTCGTTATGTGGTTCAAGGTAGTTAGGGTCCATATACATTTGGGGTTCTTTAGCCCAGAGGTTTAGCTGATTACGGTCGTTAGAAGTTACAGTCATTAGAATTGGAGATTAGATCGTTCGAGTTTCTCAAACACATCATTGCGATATGCAGGGTCATTGTCGTAACGAGCATCAGCCATTGCTCTAACTACTTCAGCTTGAGAACGGAAGACATCAGTCGCTTGACTTGCTGCCTTTCCACTGAAAAGCCGTCCCTCATAGCCAACAGCATTCTCGTATTCACGCTGGAGACCTGCGACAGCAAGCTGGATAGCTTGAACTTTGCCAGACTCCACAACGCTATCGAAGGCGTCGACATAATCGGCGGGGAGGTTCTCTGCTGCCCAACTAACGAGCTGTGCATAGGCCGCTTCACCACCGACACTGTTCTGAATGACATTTACTTCACGCTCAGAGATATCAATGACAGCTGCTTCATCTTGCTGAGGCTGCTGTGCTTGAAGCTGCATGTATGCTTCTACAAGATCACGACTAGACATCTCACTGAACTTCTCAAGAGTTTCAGCAGTGAGTTGACCATTGTTGTTGTAGTATTCAGCAGATGCCTCTTGAATCAAAGAGACAGCAGGAGGTACTTCTTCTTCTTCAACCTCTTCCTGTTCTTCTTGAGTGACTTGCTCAGCTTCCTGTTCGTCCTCCTTAGCACCAAGCTTGCGCTGTAGTTCAAGGTAAGCTTGCTCAAGCTGAGCAGCATTCTCATACTTACCAGCCAACAGGTTCTGATGTTCCTGTGCTAGCTGTTCACCAACCTCAAGTGACTCCATCTCCGCTTGGGAGAGTTCACCTTCACTTACTTCAGTTGGATCAATTGTAATCTGGTTTGCCATAGGTGGTTTCGACAGTTAGTTTACCAAGACCTACAGTAGTTACTGCATTCTTGCATTTGGGGGGACCAATCATACGCTTACGTGCGTACTTGTTCTCAGTCCCAGAGGTATCCGGTTTACTGACCGGGGGCAGGGGCTTCTGAGGCACCTTCTGAAGTCGGCTGGGCTTGTTGTCCACCTAACATCTCCATCATTTGTGGGTTCTTTTGTGGGTCTGCAAGAGGAGCACCAGCCAGCTGACCAGCTTGATCCATAAGGGACTGTTGCATCTGTGCTTGCTGTTGTTGTGCTAGTTCTTGCTGCATCTGATTAGATGTCTTCACAAGGTTCAGCACATCGATACCTTGAGCAGCAGCAAGACGTTTGATTGCTTCCTCAGGGTTGATGTACTTCATCATTGCTTCAGGACCCATGGTCTGTGCAATGGTTCCAATGAAGGCAGTCAGTGACTCACGGTCCTGACCACGACCAAGAGCATTGATACCAGCAACGATAGTTGGCTTGACCAGATCCTTTGGAATCTTGGGTAGCTCTCCATCACGTTGCAGTACCATCAGCTTACGGTTCAGGTAGGGCACCAAGAACTCAACAGTCAACAGGGAGAACAGTCCACCCAGTTGTTGCTCAAGTTCAAGTTGAGTCATCCTTACTTCTTCAGCTGTAGTGCGCTCAGAGTTACGCACATTCATCACAAGGAAGGCTTCACTGATCCGTTGGGTCAGCATGGTTACCATCTCTTGTGCTGTCCTGAAGTCAGCAGTCTTCCCTACTTGGATAACAGCGATGTCATCAGGACGCCCTTGTACGATGGCTCCGTTGCCTGCCTGAGCGATAGTTTGTGGCTTGGTAGTAGAGCTAGGGGATACCGTGAAGATGACCTTAGCGGCTGCTGCAGTGCCCTCTACGAGAGCTTGAGACAACGCTTCCAGTGACCGTAGATCACCAAGGAACTCTTCTACCCTTCCCCTTCCATAGTCTTCTCCATCGACTGTATTAAATCGGAGGACAAGCCAAGGACTGGAGTTCTTAGGAGCAGTGCTACGGCTATTAGGAAGGATCTTATCAAAGACTTCCTGATGCCACACCCAACGACCACTCTCCAGTCTGACGTAGGTATACACCTCAACGTCGTTGTCATTTACACCTTGTTTATCACCGTCTTCCCCAGGTGCATTAGGGTTGACATCAGGGATCTCAAGTTGGTCCCTATCAATCAGTTCTTTCGTGACAATCTCAAGGATGTTCCCGTTACCGTCACGGTTAACAACGTAACGGTTCAGAGGGAAGTGCTTGAGGCCATCCTTACCCATGAAGAGGAGGGCATTGCCTCCAACAACAAGGTGTTTGATGGCTTGGTGAACCGTTACCCTATCGCTAGAGGCAGAGATGGAGTCCATCACCATACGCTCTAGCTTAGAGAAGCTGAGGTCTAATTCAGACCTAACTTCAGCAGGTAGTTCAGTGCCAAGCTTGTCATCACGGATCTGTAGCTTGAAGAATGTAGTCTGAGGAGGCAGCAACGCCAGCATCAGCTTTGATGCCAGCGTCACAACACCTTTAGAGCCTACGGATTGCCATGGAGTATGGAATCGAGTGTGAGGACTCGTGTGATTCTCTTCTTGAATAAGATACGGGAGAGTCAGACGACTACAGTCAACAGCAGTGTTGAGGAACTGATTGCGTGTACCAACAAGAGCGTCATAGCGTCTCTTAGCGGTCACAGGTTAAGGCCTCCGCTAGAGCCACCAGTATTCAGTGGAATCTTCAGAGACGATACGCCTTTACTCAATGCACCAGTCTCTTCACGCTTGCTCTTACGAGTACGCAGCGTAGGCTGTGCATCAGCAGGCTGGAGAGGAGCGGGAGCAGTCGGCGGGGGGTCAGGCTTCGGCGGCGGGGGAGGTGCAGGCGGAAGCGGCGGGGGCGGTGGCGGTGGCGGGGGAGGCTCGGGCCTAGATCCAAAACACATTAGTCTTCTTCCAATTTAGATAGAATGTATTCGATCACTGAACGTTGGCCTGCTTTATACATGACCATCCGTTCAGGATCATTAGGGTGTGGATTAAATGGTGGGAAGTTGTCTTCTAGCTCAGTTATTAGTTCGTTAAGCCTGTCGTTGTGGAGCTTAAGCGTACTGAGGGAGATTTGGGTTTGCATGTTCAAAGAAGGCGGGCATACGGGCTCGCTTGGTGTCAGAAAGTTCGGGAGCCTTGCCCTCATACATCAAACGATCGCTAGCATCCAGCCAAAATTTTTTGTCCAGATATTTAGAGTGGGTATTAATACCTAGTGGCTGCATTACCCAATTAATCGTCGCTTTACGGAGTTTATCGAGACTTGGAGATGGGGTGAGTCCAAGTTCCCGGCAGACAAGAGAGTTTGCAGCCACATGGACTTGCTCATCTCGACTGATGTCAGCGGAGACGGTGCGGAGTCCAGCGTCACCATTAAACCTAAAGAATGGGAGTAGAACGAAGAAAATTGCACGCTCAGCCACCAACGCTTTAAGGACCGTGTGATCAGGATGCGAAGTCCACGCTTCTCTAAGCCGCTTCGCTTCTTCCTCAGCTTTCGGATCCACTCCGAGAGCATTGGCAATGTAACCGAGAGCCAAGTCGTGGTTTTCTTCGTCTTGGACGTTAGATCGAAGCAAGTCTTCCGATAGCTTTGGAATTTCACTAAGCGCATCTTGAATAAAATAACCGACTGGTAGTTCCATATGACGCATAGCAAGGGCACGGTAGATAGCTTCCTCCGCACCTTCATTCAGCTTGCCAGCAGTGGTTTGTACAGGTGTCCACTTCCTTTTACGTTGTTGTAGTTTCTGATAGGGGTTCATTACTCGCCGCAGTTACATTGTGGAGCTGGATCGCTTAGAATCGAATCCAGATAGTCATCTACTTCAGACTCATCCAACGCAGCGTATGCACTGGATTTGTCCTGAACATCTCCCATTACTTGAAGTGAGTAATAGAGAGAAGTTTGGGGGCTATCCAGCCACTCCTCAATGAACTGTTCGTCATAGGTGATCACATCAGACCAACTATTGAACGAATAGCCATGAAGAAGTCCCGTTTTTTCCAGCATCAGAACGACGCCATTTACAACATTGAGATAGTCCTTCCAGCCAACCTCAGACGCGATCTCAACAGGACCGTAGTCGAAGCTCTGGACGCCAAATGTGCCGCTATCACGGTCTACTTGGCGGGCAATGGGAGGAGCAATCTCAGGACAGGTGGTGTACCCATCTAGATCAGTGTATCGATAGCTACAGCTAGCAGTCGGAGCAATAGCAAATGCCCGATCCATGTTATTGACGCGTGCTACGTGAGAAGCAGCCATAATGCCTGCCTGAATCTCAGCAGCAAGGATATGGGCAGGCGTCTGAGACATATGATTGTGATTAATGTCATTCAGTGCCTTACCAAATTCCTTATAGGTCACTCCATGGTGGGCAAGACAATTTGCGAGACCCAGCATCCCGAGACCGACTTGGCGATCTGTCTCCGAAGGGAGGTACTCTCCGCTATCTCCAACATTTGTCTTTCCGTGAAGGGAACACAACTGGGACATTGCTGTGACAAACGCACCTTGAATGTCATGGAGTTCGCACCCCCCGAGGTTGACATGTTGAAGTAGACAGGTTCCCCGTGAGGGCAAATAGACCTCCAGGCATACGTTTCCTCGGATTCGATTTCCATTCTTGTCTACCTTAGTTTTGTTGAGCCAGATGTCACCACTGCGGATACCGTGGAGTAGAGCGTCCTTAACTTCCTGCGTCGTCTCGTTCCACCAATGCGGGTTAATGTTGACGCAACGCTTAACCCAAGGCAGCTCAGCTCGATCAGCTTGAATGAACTCAAGAACATCAGGGTGGTTGAGGTCTAGGTGCAGCACCACAGCCCCGTTCTTGTAAACACCACCACGCCTCAGGATTTCGTTGAGTGTGGAGTAGATCTTTCCAAAGGATACTGGGCCGCTAGCCACAAGTCCCTTGCCATTTTCAGCTCCTTTGGGTCGGAGCTTGGATAGATGGACAGCCACGCCAGCTCCGTAGCGGAGAGCGTGGGAAACAAAACGCCATGAGGCTTCGATACCATTGGGTCCCTCCATCTCATCTTCTACGACAAACACTGTGCAGGACACAGGCAGTCGTGAGGTTGGATCATCAATCCAACTCTGTACCCGTCCAGTACGGGCAATCAGTTCTTTTGTAGCAGCAGACATATCAGACAAGATCACTAAGGTTTGGTGGTTGATAGTTAGGTCCCTTTAGAACCTTCCCGTCTTCTCGGTAGATGGGATTACCGTTATCGTCCAGCTTGGATAAGTTCGACTTATGTACTCTGTCCAGAGCCACATCAAGGTCCCAGCCAAGGTTCTCTGCATATTGGTACGCTACATACACAAGGTCAGCAAGTTCTTTTAGGCATTCAGTAGCGTTAGCTGTGAAACCCATAAGCAGCTGGTTCTCAGCCTCAAGAAACTCCTTGAACTCCTCAACGATCAAAGTCCGTTGCATAGTCCGTGAAGCTGGACTCGTACTGTTCTTGACCTGGAAACTTTTCCGGAATTCCTTTGCTTGTTGCTGCTTCGAGTTCATTGGTGAGATAGTGGATTGCTTTCTTTAGGTCTTCTGCCTTGCTGTCTTTATAGCCAGCTCTGCAGATGTACTTGATGGCATTACCAAGGTGAAAGTTCAGTTGTTGGTCTCTGATGAAGTCCCACGTTTGAATGGAACCTCGTCGGTAGTAGGCGGGACCTGTGGAACTGGAGTGGGCCATTTCTTAACTAGGTTGGACATTGAATTGCCAAGCACAAAGCATTGGCGTTGTAAAGCAAGGAAGACAGTGATGATGTCCTCCTTCTTTGACTCAGGGTCTCGCAGTGCGTTCTCAATCTGCTTGAGCTTGAACTGCTGCTCCATTGTCATTTCGACTATCGGAGCTGGGAGTCCATAGTCTTGGTTCTTGATTGGTGAAATCATAATCAGTTACTTGTAGGATCTTGGCAAGTCGTGCATTCTGTAGAGCAACGGACTCATCAAGGTCCTTCGCAGCAAACGCATCAACAACGGTTTGCCAGGTAGCACCATTGGCCTCTAGGAGAGCTTCTGCTCGCTTGATACCA